CCCAGCAGCATGTCGCTGTTGTGGTTGTAGTAGGAAAGAATCTCGCCCTTGCCCCTTTGGCGGTTCAGCACCTTGTCAAAGGCACCCGGCAGGATTCGCTCCCGAAAGCCGCCGAGGTCAAGCGAGAGACGGTTGTAGGGCACCGCCAGCCCACGGATCGCCTCACGCCCGGTGGCGCGTGTCTCGATCATGAGTTCGCATTCCGGCGCTTCGTCTACGGTCAGGCAGCGGCGTTCAATTTCCATCTGGCGTGTCCTCCTGTTCGGCCTGGTCTTCGGCGTCATCCGCCGGGCTTGTCTCGTCTTCAATCGCTGGCATCGGCTCCGGTGCCGGTGCTTGCTGCCCAACCTTGTCCAGCGTGGTCATGTTCAACTGCACGAAGTGCTTGTCGCCTTCAGGCCCGATCGGGTTCAGGTTTTCCAGTTCGCGGATCTCGTTCACTGTCATCCAACCGTTCTGGAGAGCCGAAACGTAGTAGGCCGATCGGCTGGCGTGGTCGCCACGAAGCAACCCGCTCACGCTGTGCTCGGCAAAATACGTTTCGTCATCCACGATAAGGTCGCGGCTGATGGCTGCTTCCCACCGCTTCAGGTGCGGCAGCAGGCAGTGCTGCACAAACTCCGTGCCTTGCACTTCAATGTTCGAGTAGGTCGATCGGGTCAGATCCTGAATCATGTGGGGCGGCACGCGGAACGCCCGGCAAATCTCGATGACTTGGTACTGCCGCGTCTCAAGGAACTGGGCCGCCTCATTGCTGCCGGAGAGTTCGTGGGCCTTCACGCCGTTGGGCAGGACTGCCGTTCGGAAAGCTCGGTCAGCGCCCCGGTGCATCCGCTCCCACTGCTCACGCAGACGCTCGGCGGCTTCCACCGGAATCGGGTTCTCCGACTCGAGCACGATGCCGGGCCGGGCACCGTTCCCGAAGTACGTGCTACCGTGGGCCTCAAGAGCCTGCGAAAGCCCGATGGCGTTCTGAAAGATCTTGTACGTGGGGATCGCCTTGATGCCGTCCTCTGTGGTGAACCGCAGGGCGAATATCTGGCTCTGGCTGTAGATCGTCTGTTTGCCGCTCGGCTCCCGGTATCGGTAGCGGAGGGTGCCATCCTCAAGACGCTCGGCTTCCATCCGGCTCGGGTGCAGCGGCCACAACTCAGAGATGGCACCGCGAGCACCTGGGCGAATCTCGGCGTAGGAAGCACCGTAATGCAGGTACATCCCCGTCATCCAATCCCTGAACTCCTGCGCCGTCTGCCACGGGTTTGGCTGCGTGTGCAGCAGTCGATAGACGGGGTGCGTGCTGGCTTTCGCCTTGCCACCGTTGGCAAGCCGTTCGTAGACGTGCAGCGGCAGGGACGATACCGCATCGGAGATGACACGGATGCAGGCTGTGTACGCAGAGCAGGCCATCGAGTTGTCGGCCGTCACGCGGATGCCTGACGGCGTGCGGTTGCTGCCGCCATCGGTCCAGTCAATCCCGCGAAGTTCAAACATCTTGTAGTCGGGCACTGCTTCGTTCATATGCTCATGATGTCCCAGGATTGTTCGGGCGCTGGTGCCGTCGATGTCGCGTGGATGCCAAGGGCCATAGTCAGCGCCACAATGCCGTCGATTCGCTCGTTGGATTTCTGCTTGCTTGGCTTGATGTTGCCTGCGTGATCGCTCTGAATCGCCACATTCGACGCCTGCCACGCCAGCACCGGATGCCCGCCGTGCAGGAGACGGCCGCCCACCACGAGCGCTTCCAGCATCTTCGCGCACGAACTCATGCTGCCGTATCCCTGCCCAAATCCTAAGACGTTCACGCCATCGCCTTGCAGTTGCGTGGACAGCTGCGTGGCGTTCCAGCGGTCGATCGCCACCTGGCGGACGTTGTATTTCTTCGTCAGCACCATGATGTCGGCCCGCACCTGGTCGAAGTCGGTGACGTTCCCGTGCGTCAGGTGGAGTTTCCCTTCCTTTGCCCACTGGTCATACGGCACACGATCCCGCTTCACCCGCTCCCGCATGTTCTCTTCGGGAATCCAGAAATGCGGCTCCACCCAGAAGCGGCCATCGTCCAGTTGGAACAGCAGGCAGAAGCATGTGGTATCGAACGTGCTGGCAAGGTCGAGCCCCGCGAAACACTCCCGGCCGTCGAGCATCACCGGGCAAGGCTCGTTACCCTGCGCCCAGTGATCCATCCGCAGCCACCGCGTATCCTGCTCTGTCCACTGGTTCAGGTGCAGCCGCCGGAACGTGTTCTCTTCGCTTGGCATGTCCTGTGCCCGCTTGCACCGCACCCGCAGGTCGTCGAGTTTCACGCTTACGCCAAGGTTCGGATTGGCTTTCTTCCACGTCGCTGCCTTCGTCCAATCGTCTTCCGCATCGGCGGCGTAGATCGCAGGCAGGAAGGTGGGATCTTTGATCGCCCCGTCCTGCACCGCCAAGGCATACTTCCAGATCTCCCAGCAGATGCTCTTGCGGTCGAAGCCTGCCGTGGTGATCGCCACGCACAGCGGCTGCCGCCTGGCTCCCGTCGAGGTGGTCATAACATCCCAGAGTTCACGGTCGGACTGCGCGTGCAGTTCGTCGAATATGATCCCGTGAGCGTTCAGCCCGTGCTTTGTAAACGCCTCGGCAGACAGTGCCTTGTACGTGGAATGCGTGTCCTCTCGAACGATCGAGTTACGGAACACCCGCAGGCGTGCCCGCAACTTGGGCGAGTTTTCCACGCAGACTTTCGCCATCTCGAACACTAGGCGGGCTTGGTCACGCTATTGCCGGGGCCTCGCCCCCCGGCAGTTAAGCCGAGGGGCGAAGCCCCGGTCTGCGGCACAGGAATAAATCTCTGCTCCTGGCTCGCCATCGAAAAGAAGTTTCAGTGCGATGCCAGCACACAGCGTGGATTTCCCATTCTTTCGCGGGATTGCCAGCAGTGATGTTCTGAATTGACGAACGTTGCCGTTCATCGTGCCGAACAGCGTGGAGATGTACGCCTTCTGCCACGGCTCAAGCAGGAACGGCTTGCCGCCGAGCTCGCCCTTGGAGTGGGTCAAGTTCTCTTGAAAGAAATCGACGGCGATCGACGCCGACTCTTTATCAAGCGAACATCTTGGAGTCGCGGTCGTTTTCTTGCGGGCCTTGGTCAACGGCAGAAACCCTTGAAAGTGCAGATGCGGTCAGGCCGAACTCGGCGGCGAACTTTAGCATCTGGTTTCGTGCGTCACGCTTCCGGTTCCACGCCGGGTGATTAGTAACCCTACCCTTGTCGTCCATGATCGTGGTGCCGTTCGCCTTCAGTTCCCGATCGGCTTCCACCATGTCCGCGAAAGAATCGCAGTAAGCCGCAAGCGTCTGCTGGTGGCGCGGCGACATCACCTTCGACGCTTCAAGCATGGGAACGATCCGCTCCCACTCGGCTCGGGCAACATCTGCCAGCCATTCCGGCGACGGGGGAACGCCAGGCGGGGCGTCGATTCCTGTGGCGTGCGGCCCGCGAAGGCGGGAGCCACGCATGCTAAGGATCGATTTAGGCGTCGGCTTGCGTCCCTTACCCATACGGTTAACCAACTTCCAATTTCAACCAAACGTACGCAGAGCAAACGACCGGGGTTTTTATTCCGCGAAGGTGGGGTGATTTGACCCACCCTGCCACCGCGTTCATTTTGCCCTTGTTTTCAGGGGTTTTCGTGCGTGCGTGCGAAAACGCCTATTTTTATGGGGTTTTTTGTTGTTCGTGCCTGGTTTTGCGTCCGTGGCAGGACAGGCACAGCGTCTGACCGTTCGCCACTTCGTACCGATCGCCACCCTGACGAACAGGCACGATATGGTCGGCCTGAGCAAAACGCTGGCAGACCACTCCGCACCCCCGGCATTGCCACGCATCGCGCAACAGGACAGCCTGACGCCAAGCCCTGTGCCTTCTGTCGCAATACCCACGGGCTGCCGCGTTGGGCCTGGCCGTGTCGTCCCGCTTTGTGCGTGACGTTTGCAGGCGGGGCGGGGTATGACTGGGCATTCGTTGTGGCATAGGGGGGGGGCGTCTACGCTGCCGACACGCCGGGGGCCTAGCTCTTAAACATCACGAAGCCGGTCGTGCCCGTGCTGTTGGTCGTGGCGCTGACGATCTTGAGGTACTCAGCCCCGAAGCACTCATCTGGCAAAGCGTATGCCCGTCCTAGGGTTGTCGATGGGCTTAGGGTCAAGTCCGAAGGACTGCCGTCTGCCTTGAAAAGGCGGGCATAGGTGCCAGTTGCGGCGTTGCTGGTAAACATCTGAAGCGTGGTGGCATTGGTGCTCATGGTGCCAAATTGCACGATAGCCCCTGCAACGTCACGCATATCGAGCGTGGTAGCCAGGCTGGTGGCTGTGTGCAGGGTGATGTCGAAATCCCTGTGCTTGCGGCTGATCGTAGCGTCGGACATATGTGGTCTCCTGTGCCTCTAGGCTAGGCATCTGTGCCGTTCCCCTTGCAGTAGCAGGGGTGGCCGTCTTCTCAATGAAGAGCGTCATTCAGCCCGGCGGCTCGGGCAGCGGCATCCAGTGGGTGATGCTTTTCAGGAAGTTCATTCGCTGGAAAGTATCAGAACCGTCGAGAACAAATTTCTTTTTGGTGTCCGGCCTATAGCAGCCACCCCAAACAACGCACCCGCTCATAACAACAAGGACTCGCATTCTCCGTTCTGGCAACCGCTCGCCCACCGGAATCCAGCGGCGTTCCCATTCATGCGGCTTCGGTTCCATCTGCTCGATCCACTTGTCTTTCATGTGGCCCATCCGACTCTCCATTCGCTCAAGAGCGTCACTGTGCAATACCTTGCACTTCACGCCATGTTTTGTGCAGTCAAATCTCAACCATCTCGCCAGGAATCATCGCCCGTATTTCCTCCGCGAGCCGTCGCTCCTCCGCTGTCGGCTCGCCATGCTTGCACAGGCTGCGGCAGGTCTGGTCGATCTGCCAGAGCGTTTGCCTCGCCTCCATGCCCAGCCGAGCGGCATCGTACTCGGCCTGCTCGTCGGGCAGCGTGTAGGTGAGCGTTGCGATGGGCATGTATAGCGAAGTTACTACGGTTTATCGGCCACACTACACTCGCCGGGTGCACGGTGCGGCCGTAGTGTAGCGATTTCCAGATTCCAGAAATTGATAGGTCGTGGCCTATCAAAAGCCGCCCAAATCATATCAGCAAACGCATCATTTTTGATGCTTTTCGCATACGGATTCGGTAAGAAAACCTATGCACTTTTTCTTATGTGACGAGGTTTCCGACGCCGGATACTGCTCGGCGATACTAGGCCGGATACTGGTGCAAGAGCGTCACGGCACGATCTAAGGTGAAGAGCGCACACCGCTACATAGTTGGGATAGCGTCACGCATCCATCGCCAGCAGGGCGACAGCATCCGCCATCGGCATCACTTCGATGTCGGCAAACCGCTCGGCATCCAAGTGTGAAAAGCCGCCGTGCAGAAACCCGCCGGGCAGGCACTCGGTCAGGATGTCAGCGTTCAGCATGAACCGCCCATCTGTCAGAGGGCGAGCGTTTGGAACGTGGCGTGGGTCGCCATGCTCTGCCTGCACTTGGGCGAGCCGTTGGGCAAGGGCTG